ACATTAATGGGAGGAGAAATTTTTGTTAAGCATGATATGTTACCATATCTTAGAGGAAAGAAATGTTCAGTTTTCACAGTAATGATTAACGTAGAGTATGAAACAACAACAACAAACGTAATTCAAACAACAGGAAAATCAGCGTGGTATGCAGAAATTCAACACACATTTATTAAAGCAGTCAATGGAGAATATATGGCAATATCAGACGGAGAGAAGATGCTATATACTTATGATACTTTGGAATATGAAATGCAAGGTGTTCCGGGTTATTGTGGTAGTGTAGTAGTAATGAATGACCCAGAATACGGAGGAAGAATTGTAGGAATTCATATGGCAGGGTATGATAGTGCAGATACATCTTATGCTCAAGCCTTATCCTATGAAATGATAGAATGTTTCAAAGTGTCACTTCAAAGATCAAAAATTAAATTTTTAGACGACGAACCTAAAACCATTCTCGATTTGTCACAATTTCAAGTATTAGGAACAATAAAGCAACCTTTAAGATCAGTAGTAAAGTCAAAAATTTCACGCACAACAATTCACAATAAATTAATTCAAACAAAGAAGAAGCCAGCACATCTCGGTTTTTATAATGGAAAGCATGTAGTCAACACGGCAATGTTGAAATATTTAGGAAATGCACTAGCAATGCCTTCAAGCGATATATCTGTCTTCAAATCATTACTCTTATCTCAATTTAGTCCAACACGAAAGTTGAGAGAATTTGATTTGGCGACAGCTATAAAAGGAGAAGAAGGTAGCACTTATATATTTCCAATAAATAGATCATCAAGCCCAGGATATCCATTATGTCAAGAAACGAAGAAGAAAGGAAAAACCGAATATTTAGGGAACGACGAAAATTATATAGTTGATCATCCAAGAGTTTTAGAACTAGTTCAACAGTATTGTAATGATGCTAGAGAATATAAAAATAGTTCGGCTTATTTTGTTGTAACTGCTAAAGATGAACTCAGGTTAATAGAGAAAGTAGATCAAGGCAAGACACGTTGTTTTGCAGCAGCACCTTTAGCACTAACAATTGTAATGAGAATGAAATTTTTGGATGTAGCAGCCAATATAATGGAAAATAGAATTGAAAATTCGTCACTTGTAGGAATAAACTGTTATAGTCAGGAATGGGACAATGCAGCACGAAAACTCTTACAAGTTTCCCCCCCAAATGCTCATCAGTTTGTAGCAGGAGATTTTAGCAACTTTGATGGATCGTTGAACAGAGATTTTCTCTGGACAATATATTCCTTCTTAGAACATTGCTATGGAAGAACTGATGACCCAATAAGTTTGTCCATATGGACAGATCTGTTGGAATCCAAACAAATTTTTGGAAATGTGGTAGTTCAAATAGAGAGAGGACATCCGTCAGGACATCCTCTCACAGCAATTTTGAACACGCTTTATAATGCAGGCTTAATATATCTCGTCTTGTACAATATCTTAGAAGAAATTGGTACTGTGGAGTCCTTTAGTATTCAAGAAAATTTGATAGATGAATATCGAGCTTTGTATTATGGAGATGACAACGTTATCTCATTTTCAGAAAGACTGGCAAAAGTAATTGAGCCAGAAATGTTACCCAAAATGATGGAAAAATATGGACATATTTATACAACAGATTCAAAAGATGGAGCGGAATTTGAGTATAAAACTATGGATCAAATATCAATTCTGAAACGTAAGTTTTTGAGAGAAGAAGGAATTTGGTATGCACCATTAGAGCTGACATCGATTTTTGAACCCCTTAATTGGGATAAAATTAAGATGTGTCAATATGAAGAGAAGAGACAGCAAACAGCACTAAATATGCGCATAGCAATTCGAGAATTGAGTTTACATCCAGAAACCATATTTGAAGAATGGGCAACAAAAATAAAAGAGTTAGCAAGTGAAGAAAGAATAAATTTAACACCAGATTGTTATTATTCACAACGAAATCTAAGAAAAGCACTAAAGAGAGGACAAGATGTCCCTTTCTTTTTCTCAGATAATGGATTCTTCCAAGCTGACCTGGGTATTGAGAACTTATCGGCAGCCGATAACTCACTTAATATCCAAGAATGGAACACTGTAGAAGCTACAGTCGAAAGTTCACAAACACAAAACCAAGGTATGTGTATTGACACAGTTGGTCGCCTTGATAGCAGCCCTATCGAAGAATCAAAAAACAAACAATCAGTAAAGTTTCGTCCGACTTTATTGTATTAACAAGGACTAGCGCAACAACAACAAAAACACAATCAGAACAAACAATGACGAACTCGCTTTCAGTTATGGACCCACATATGGCTTCACCCGGGAATGTACCTTTTGTTGATTTAGCTAAAGACGAAGAAGTTAGCGGTCAACAAATTATTACATTTTCGACTGAAGTTCCAGATGTAGAGTCCATACCTCAACCCATGGATTTAGATTCGGAAACATTATCAATTATTCAAGAATCACGAGAACACACAATTAAGGATATTATTTGCAGAGAATATCCAATTCTAGACGGAACAATTTTAACAGGTGGCACTAAAAACGATATTTTATTTGATTTAGGACCTTTAGACTCATTGCTTTCAAAACTTCACGTAAGAAATAAAGTTTCACAATTTATGGTTCTCCGTACAAATCTTAAAGTAAGAATTGAATTTACATCACCTCCCACAGTAGGAGGAGCAGTCATGGCAACTTTTTATCCAGACTTATCTGGAACAGCAATTACAGCACGATTACTTTCACGCCTTCAGCGATCACAAGCCCCCCGTCAAGAAATTCTTTTATCAACAGTCAAAAATTTTTATATGGACATCCCTTGGATTTCTCCTTTCTTAGCTAGAAATCTTTCGACTTCAACAGGCAATATTGGTAGAATTGTTCTTTCGAGAATAGTTCCTTCAAACACAGCAGATGTTAGCTACAAGGTCTATGTGCAGTGCGATGAGAAGACGCTTAAAATTGAATATCCTACATTTGGAGGAATTTCGATGACAGCAGAACAAATTGAACAGTACATTGAAGATCTTAGACAAGAACAAGCAGTTGCTCTAAGAAGAATCAATATGGTTTTAGAATTGAAAGATGGCATGAAGCAAAAGCAGAATGTAATCGAAGGCCTCCTTGTGAAGTGTCAAGGTAGACGATACAAGATAGGTAGACTATTTTGTGAAGATGACCCTAGATACGCATTGATCAGTGATGAACAATATGAACTTTTGTTGACAGGAAACGAACTCACAATCGAACCAGAAGATTGGGACTTGCAACCTGACGACTTAAAAAGAGGCCTTGTTTTACCTTGCTTGCAAATGAAGAAAGAAGCAGTACAACAAGAAAAGAAAGGAAAAATTTCGGGATTACTAAATAAAGGAGCGCAAATAGCAACCATTGCATCAGGCATTCCCGTTCTTGGGAGTGTAGCTTCTGTCGCAGCACCGATTTTGTCAATAGGATCAAAAATAGCTGGTCTTCTGGGATTTTCCAAAACCATTGCAGAAAAGCCCATAAGAGCAGTTAGGTGGAAACCAGCTGATTCTCATTTGACGAATGAAGGAGTTTTACCATCCCATTCATTTGGAGTGACAGGAGCCCCGACCGTAGCTTGCCCTTCTGGCAGCTTTGGTACTGAGATGGATGAAATGGCAGTTTCGTTTATTGAAAGAAGTACGGCAATTATTGACGATTTTAGAGTATCCACTGCAACACCAGTTAACGAAATAGTATATGCAGTCCCATGTACGATAGCACAATATGAAACAGAATCAGACGATTTCTTTTTCACGCATCAAACTTGGTTGGCAAATACTGTTGAGAAGTGGATGGCAAAACTCATATTTGACATCAATTTTACAGGTAATTCATTTCATTTTGCGAAATTGAGAATTTCATTTAACCCTGGGGACACAGGTCTCTACTCAGTAGGTCAAACATTGCCCCTCGACGCGTTAGATTCTGTGAGAAGTAAGGTTGTTGCTTTTGGTGAAGAGATACCTAATAATTCTGTTATCGTGGAGCCCGTCTCTACAACAGTTTTAAAGGTGGTTCCTTCATCACGAAACGCCAATGGAACAGGTTCAGCAGTATCCTATGCAGCAAATCGCTTCAGAGAAGAGTGTAGTTTTGGAATGCTGTATATAACAGTTGAAGTGCCTTTTAAAGCTACTTCAACAATTGTTGCACAATATGCAGATTTCTATGTTACATTCTCCACTGAAGACCTGGTCTTATGTCACCCTGTGACACATTTGCCTTTCTATCCAAGATTGCAAATGAAGAAAGAACTTGTAGGTTTGCCAAAATTTCAGGGACTAAGAACTGAAAATTCTGTTAAAGCTTCTCGCTCAGAAAGATTTGAACTTAAATCATCAGATTATCTGACGAGTACAGCTTTGGGAGCTTCAATAGGGAATTACACATTAGGTTGTGGCGATAAAGTCGAAAGTATTAAGAACATCTTGAATGCTTTTTACGTATTTTGCCCAAGAATTAATCTGGAACCATTTCAAAGTTTGATGATCATGCCATATGCAGTAAGAAGTCTTAACAATCAGCAATCAACAGCACAATTTCGTCATTCGGATGCGTATGATTATTTCGCAGTTGGTTATGGGTTCTATAAAGGCAGTATGAACATTCGTATTGCTAAGCTAAATGCAACCCAACCAATGGGAGAAGTTTTTATACAAAGTCCGATAAACAATTTTGTAAATGCAAGTTTTGGTTCAACAGCTTCACAAACACTTGGTTATGTAACATCATCAACACTAGCACTAGCTCGTAGCGGAACAAGAGTAGTGCCAATATTTTCAGAAGAATGCACACCTGATTTAAATATTCCTTATTACAGTCCATTCCATATCTCCAGGGTCTCAACCAGCAACGCCACAGGTTATAGCGCCGGAAGATTGGATAACAGAATTGTAATTCAACCAGCAGTAACTCAAAGTTACAGAATTTACCGCGCCGTGGGTGACGATTTTCACCTCGGAACATTAACATCATTACCCCCCTTCAATTTAGATACATTAGGTATCTTAATTGCGTAAGTCGGTTCTACTTTAGAAGTTCGTAGAGTCGCAAGAGCCCAGCAAAGTCGAGTGGTGGAGGTTAGAGCCCTTCAAGACCTAATCCGACATTTCAATTTAACGTAAATATGGCTCTTCCAATATTTAGTAACGTTCGT